CATCCTCACGATGTGCCCTTTTAGGGGCCCATCTCGCAGGTCCGAAGACCAGTAGAGCAGCAGGGATGCCACTCTACTCCACCTGTCGTTATGCTGAACGCGACAGGGCGTTCTTGGCGCTCATATGCGTCGAGGGGCTCACTAGCGTGCAGTGCACGATGGAACCACTCAAGGTATCCGCGCTCGTCTGTACGGTTCCACGCTTTCGCGTGTGGCCTGAGACGAGGGTACCTCCTCTTCCAGATCTGGTTCGAACTGTCATAATAGACAGACCGGTCCATCACTGTGGTGAGGAAGGTGTCCTTTGCGAGGATGCCTAGATCAGACGATGAACCCTGCGGTAGTACCGTATGGGCTGGTAGCTTGATATGTTGGTCAAGCATGCCATCAATCGTCTTGACTGTACCCCAAAGACCCGAGTGATAAGCCCGGTTCCTGAAGTCAGTCAACTTCGCTATAAGCGATGCATCAAGGCGGGACGTGGGTACGTCCGCTCGCAGCCTGATAACCGAGACGTCTGTCCCGGCAAACCAGTCTGTACCGCATGACTCCCTAAAGAGTCCAGTCCAAAAGGACTTATTGCGGTTAACCTTAAAGTCGAGAGACTCAAGGTCAGAGATCACGCCTTCAGCCGCATGCGTGGGGACGATTATGTCGTCACCATACACGCTCACCCTACCAGCCAGCTGGCTGGCACTGGAGCGGCGACCTTCTGCCTCCCACACCCGAGCAACCACCACGGCCGTAAAGACCATGGCTTCGATCGGGAATGTTAGGGCAGAACCCATCGATGCGTACTTCGCGAGCTCCACGAAGGAGCCGTTGACGTTCGCAACCCGCGTACGCGTAGCGTCGAGGAAGTCGAGGAGGTTCGGCCAGCCCCTGAATAGGGACTGGACTAGCTTCCACGATACACGATCTGAAGCTTCGCTCAAGTCGAGCGTTGCAAGATCGCCAGTAAGCGAAGCCTTTTGGGCCAGCTTCTGGTTGCGATCCTGGTCGGTAAAACCGATCAGGTGGAAGAGATCCGAGCTTTTAACGGCTCGGTAAATCTCTCCCTTTAAGGCCTGCTGTGCGTACTGCACAGTAGCAGGCTCCATCGCAATGATCCTCGGACCCTTTTGGGTCTTGGGGACAGTGATCACCTTCACGGGGATCTCCTGTTCGATGGATTGGAAATCATGGTCCTCCCAGGACGTAAGAACGTTCTGGGAATATCGCCACCGGGGGAACACCTCTTCGAGGCGCTCCGGCCAGTAGGTCAGGTCCCACTTCTGATAGGGCGTAAGCCCGTCAGCAGTAGACCCTGGGCCATGATTCGGAACCAGATCAAACTCGCGAACCTTGCGGTCGAGGTCTGACAACAGTTCCGAGTACAGAGAGACGAAGGCCAGTCTGACCTTCTTGAACAGAGGGTCCTCTTCGGACCAGGTGCTCTCTCTCAGTACTTCCTCAGTCTTCTGGTAACCCTTGTACGCGTCCTTAACCCTGTGAAGGGCTGGGTCGCGCTCTACCTTCTGTGAAAGGAGGCAGATCTGACGGATAGCGTAAATAGCGTCCGCAGAGGGGGAATCCAGTATGACACCAGATGGGTGGAACACAAGCGTGAGGAAACCTCGCAGAAATGCGGGGAGCCCTCGGACGTACTTGAAACCAAGTGCGTCTTGACGCGGCCAACGTCCGTCAGCTAGGCCTTTCTCAAGGGCCTTGGCGAACGCTGGGAGGGTGATTGTCAGAAACGAATCACCCTCGTGTTCCCAACGACTCGTGATGCGATGAGCATCCCGAAACGTTTCGGCTGAGCAAAGTTGTCCTACATCATGCAGGACGGAGATGTGGAGAGTTAACAGGCTTTTCATGTCTCCCAACTGAGGGTAGGCATCCAGCCTAGATACTCGCTACGATCGGGGGCGTGAAGCTACAATCGCGAAACCTGCAAGGCTGATCGAAACCAGCACGCAGATTGCGATGACGAGCAACGCCTCCATGCCACTCATCGTTCGCCCGCCAGAACCTTCTTGAGGTTGGCGTTCGAACCGGCGGTAAGCCAGGTGATGAGTGCTGCCGCCATGGCCTCGACCTCCGCGCTCGTGTACCCCGAGGGGAACGATGCGGAGAACGTGACCGAGGCTGCCACACGCTGGTTGACCGCCGTGAGGGGGTCAGCAGCAATCTTCTCCTTCTGGAGAGACGTGGTGGCACGACGACGGTTGTCCTTGCCGGTGACGCGCTGCGTCCCGAAAAGGGTTACCCCGTCGGCGAGAGAAGCGTAGACGTTCGTCTCCTGACGAGCGTCGACCTTCGGCAGAGAAATTGCGGTTCCGGAAATGGTAACCGACTGCGGATCAGCGAGCACTGGGCCCTCCTTGGTTGTGTTGTGAATTGCCGCGTTTGCCAGCGGTAAGGCATGATTCAGCGTCGGGTCTTTGTGAGACCCAAAGCTAGGAGGATAGACTGCTGCCAGGTGTTAAGCCCGGCGAAGCCACCCACCTTGAACCCATAGGGGTTCGCACGCACGCGCTCTTTCCTTTCGTAGAGAGACGCGGCGGACAAAGGACCTTGAACGGTCCCGCGCCCGCTTACAGCCGTCTGGGTACGCCGCACTTTCGTGTGGCACATTCCATAAGCGTACTGTGCGTGAACACGGTCATCGGCCAGGGACTCTGCGGTTTGCAGAGCGTCGCCTATTCTAAGGCCCCAGTCGATGAGCCAAGACCACGGAGCGAGCTCGTAAAGAACAGCAGGCGTAAGCTTGACGTTC